CCAGACAGCAGCCGTGGTCACGCTGGCCGCGCGCGTGGTCAGCACCAGTTCGTCACCGGCCACCGGCAATGCCGTGATCGCGCTCAATTGCGCATCGGTCAGTGACACGGTGGTTGCGGTCGTTGCAAACGCGTTGAGTGCCGAAATGGCTGTGACGTTCGAGGTGTAACCCACATCACAGGTCAGTGAAGCATTGGCTTGGGAGTTGGTGAACCATGCCCGGACAGGGCGGACGCCAGTGACGACAGGCGCGATGACGAACGTACTGGCGATGGCGGTACTTGCCGGAACGGCAACCGTGCCACGAATCCAGATCGAATCGCCGCGGGCCTTATTGTCATCCGACAGCAGGTTGGTGTGGTTCCTGCCGTCCGGGGCCAGAGCGTAGTTGTTGCTGTAAGCGATGATTGCCATGGTGTTCTCCTTAGGCCGGGTTCGCCGTGACGGCGCATTTGATGTTTACCAACCAATCGAACGAAACCAGCATGGCCAAGTCATACCACGCCGCAGAAACTACGGATCGCGAGTTGGTCAGGTCGGATTTGTCCGCGCTGTCCAGAATAAACGTTTCCACGTTTCCGTAGCCTTCCTTGCCGGAACCGCCGAGGCTCACGTCAACGAGCGCACCCTTGGCGCACACGATGAAGTTGTAGACGTCAGGGAATCCGCCAGTGGAAAGCAGCGAGGAATTGGTGACGGAGGTTGCGGCACCGGCTGCTGGGGTGAACTCGGACGATGACACGAAGATGATGTTGTCCACGCTGCCGAACGTGCCAATCGGGTAGTTGCCAGGGGCCATCTTGGCCTTCGGAACGAATCCAGGGATGTTGCGAATGTCCGGGTTGGCGTTGGAGTGGTGATAGCAGTAGTAGCCCGCTTCAACCGGAGTCGTGCCGACTTTGGTTGTACCCGTCGCGTCAGACGTGAAGGTCTGGCCCTTTGCGGCCTGAATCGTCGCGATGGCCTTCTGCAAACGGCCAAGGGTAATGACCCCGTTCACGGTCTGCACAGTGGTGATCGACGGGCTGTTGTAAAGCACGTTCGTGGTCGAGATCGCAGCGTTGTAGCGGATTCGCTCACGGGTCGATTCAACCTGCGTCATCAGGACATCGGTCATTCCCTTCGTCCAATCGAGTGGACTCAGATCGCTGGTGTAGCGCGACGTTGCGAACGCAGCCGAATAACGCTGCATGGTGCCGTTGTACGACTCTTGCGTGAGCGCCTGGGTCGTCGGATTCTGGCCCTCTGGTTCAGGTGTGGTCGAAATGGCAGCGTTGACCCAGCGGGACAGAATCAGCGTGCTGCCGGAGTTTTTGTTGATCTTGCGGGATTGAAAAGCCGAGCCAATACGCTTTTCAGCTTCTGCCCGGTCGAGCATCTGCTTGGCCATGATGGCCGGGGTATTGGCGGGCAAGGTTGCAATTGCCATGGTAGTAGCCTCTGGATGATTGGTTTAGACGTCAAACCCAGCGGCCCGAGCAAGCTCCAGGTCTGCGCTGAATTTATCTTCCCCGTCCAGCGAGCCTGCCGAATTCGAGTGCGCGAACGCAGTCGCTCGTCGTGTCGTTGGATTGGGGTCTGCTACCGATCTTGCCAGCGGCTTTTTGGCCGGTGTGTTCGGTGACGCAGTGCCGGACGCTTGAAGCAGTCTGGCGTATTCACGGTCACGCTTGAAGTTGTGCAAGACGAAAGACGTGCTGCTTGCCTTTCCGTCCATGAGCAGTTCTTTAACTTGGGGTTCGACCGCTTGGAGCCAGGCTTTGAACTCTGGGTCTTGGTCGATCTCAAGATAATCCGGATGCTCATTCCGGAGCGCCGAAATCTCGCTTTCACGTTGTCTTGTACGCTCAAGTTCCTGCGTTTGCAACCGGATGTTGCCTTCCAGCGCCGAAAGCCTCTGCACCAGTTCCGCCTTTTCGCGTTCGGCCTGCTCAGCATAGGACTCGAATTGGCTACTGACAGCGGCGATCACTTCCCCTTCGTCGGGGTACTGCTCGCGGAACTTCTCAAGTTTCTCCCGTGCGCTGGATCGACTGGATACCGATTGCTTGGCCTCAAACTCCTGCAATTTCTTGCGCGCCGCTTCCAGTTCTCGCTGAGTCGGGGCAAGCCGCGCGACTACTGCGCGCCTGTCGGCCTCGGCCTTTCCAGCCATGTGCTGATATTCAGCCGTTTTCTTGGCCGCTTCGAGACTTCCCCGGATCAGTTGCTTTGACTCTTCCGGCAATGACGCATAGCCGGGGAAATACTCTTCGGCTTCTGCGGCTTGGGCCGGGGTATCGACCCGCTCCTCAGCCTCGGCCTTGGTTTCCTCAACAACATCAGGCTTCGCGTCGCTCAAGCCTGCCTCTGCCACGCTCTGCGCAAAGGCTTCCTCTTCATTCACGTCTAAATCTGCCATAAAACGCTTCCTTCAATGGGTGGTTCTTCTGCGGGCATCGCCCACGAAAGCACGTCCTCGAAGGCGCGGATTCGTGCTCGAACCCGCGTCGTGCCATTTACATCAAGACTCTCGTTCTTCAATTCGAGAATCAGCCTTGCAATCTCGCCTTCCGCACGCTTGGCGACTTCCGCCCAGGTCGCCGACCGATGATCGATCATATGCCGGAACCTGTCGCACGCTTGAGCGCCATTTCCTGCGCCGTGGCCTCAAGTTCCATGCCTTTTAGCATGAGCTTGTTCTTCTGCTCGCGTTCCTTCTGAATGGCCTGTTCCTGCGCCTTCTGGCGCGTTTCCGCCATGCGCGCCGCTGCGATAAGGCGGACGCCTTCCTCACGCATCTGGGCAATCTTGAGCGCGTTGTCGGCTTCCTTCTCGTCCAGTTCAAGCTGCTTTAACTTCAAGGCGAACCCTGGGTTCGGTCCTTCGGATTGCGGCTGCGACGCCAGTTGCAGTTCCAGCATCTCGCGCTGCAACTTGATCTGTTCGGTCTGCGCCTTGACCAGCTCGGTCTGCTGCTTGGCCTTCTCGGTTTCTGCGCGGACGGCAAGGTACTGCTGTTCCAGCATTGCCGGGTCTGGCGGCTTGTTCGCCATCGCCTCCATGTACTCGGCTTCCGGAATGAGGATGTCGGCGTACTGCCCGTCCAGTTGCGAGACATTCATCTCCAGCAACTTCCGGTTGTCCACCATGCCCTCAAAGCGCGGGTCGGAAACCATCTGCGTGAACGCCATGGCCTGCTGCTGACGCACGTCCTTCACCAGGCGCTCGGCCTGCACCAGCGGACGCACCATGTACTCGCCCTTGATTTCCTCGTCATCCCCGTGGTCGTTGTTCCACCAGATAGCCCGGCAAATGATCGGCTCGAACACGTCATCATCCGCAGCCGCAGCAACGCGCCCCTGCATGATGCTGCGAACGTTCAGGATCATCGCCAGGCCGGACGCGGTTTGATGCTCTTCAGCGCCTTCCGGACTTGCCCACTGCGATGTGTTCAGTTCCTCGTCCATGATCGCGATGGCGCGATCCATGATCCTGAGCGCGCCTTCTGACTCGTTCGGGATGTTGAACGCATAGATGACCTCAGACGGCACGCCGCCATCCTTCGTGTACAGGACTTTCGGCCCTCTCAGGGCCCACTGTCGATCCGCCGGTTGCAACTTGCCCTGGTCCATCACCACCAGCGGACCGGATGACACGCTCTGGTTGTGCAGCGCCATGAGCCATGCCGCGTTCGCCACCCGGTTTGAATCGCTCGCAATCATTGGCATCCCTATGCCGAACATCAAATCATCGAGCGGGAACGGCGCGAAAACGTAGTACGGGATGCGGAAATCGTCAGGGACCGGAGCGAGGCGGGCGCGCAGTATGAAGTCTTGGCAGAACCAGATGTCGGCCATAGCCATCGCAACCGGCTCAGGATTGCCCTCGTCGTCGTTCGGCGTGTCCTCGCAGCCGCACAAGTCCAAGACCTCAAGGTCATCGCGGCTCAGGACGCCCGTGTAACGCCAGACCGCGTACCTGCCCTTGTATGCGTGCTTCTGGTCAAGGTATTGCGCACGGATCGCGAGCGTCTTTCCGATCTCGCCAAGGTCAGGATCGGTTCGCAGCAAGGCATTGACCTGGAACTCATCGAACCCCGGTGCCAGGTTCTGCACTTCCATGCGCCCCATCAGGTGAACGTAGAACGCCTTTTCGGCCTTCTCGGCGCGGTCCGTCATTTCGGGGAAAAAGAAAAACGGATCGGCTTCGGCAAACTCCGGGACAAGTGATTCCTCGGCCACCATCATGCTTTTCTGCTGGCCATCTGGGCGGTACGTGCGCTTGCGACGAACCGCGTTCCTTGGACCCATCAGCAGCCCGGTCCCAATCTGCGCCGCGTCCTTGCACATTCGCCGAATTGACCGATCAAACTTGCACCATTTCAACTGGTTCTTGATGGCCATCTCCATCCCGTCGCACCTGGACTGCACTATCGCCGCAAGCTCAGGGTCTTGGCGCAGCTCGTCAGGATCACAATCCGGCTCAAGGCTCCATGGGTTCGCGCTCAGCATTTCCACCATGCGCGCTTCCCATCGATCCGTCCTGGCCTTCAGCAATTTCTGTCTGGGTGGATTGCTCGCCCCATCCGAACTAACCGGCTGGGCCTTCGTCGCGTCGTTGTACGCGTCATCTCCACGGTAAATCCTGCGCGAGTCCAACATCATCATGTCGATGTCGCGCTTGGCCTTGATAAGCTCATCCCGTTCTTCAGACAGCCTTCTGACCAAGTTCTTCATGGCCACCAGCTTGCGTATCTTCGCCTCCTTCGCCATTTCCTCGGCGAGCGCAACCGCAACACGCAACGCTTCGATTGATTCAGGATCAGCCGGGTTTGCATCGGTCACAACGCCGATGGTCAGTTCTTCGTTCAAGGTCGTGGGTTCCTAGTACAAGCCGAACGTCTGTTCTGCCGTGCTTGGTAGTGGGTCTGCTCTGCGCACCCGCGCATGCTCAAGCCCCATAATTGCGTAACGCATGGCGTCCAAACCGTGATCATCCTCTTTCCGCACGCGGCCCTTGTCGTCGTACGAGTAGCGCCGAAGCTCGTCCAGGAACTTCTCGCAAGTGTTGTAGACCTTGAGCCGACCTGTTGACAGTCTTTCCAGAACCGTCGCAATGCCAGCCTCGACCGCCTTGTTCGGCAGCCTGACAATCAAGCCTTGCTTGCGGTACAGGTCCATGAACGTGTCGCCCGTGGTTTGTGACCCGCCCGCCACGTCGCCAATGCCAGGTATCCAATGGCCGTGCGCCTTTACAGCCGACGCGTGGATCGGAACTTCGGCCTCACCCCGGTAGTAGTCTGAATACATGTAAACAATATCCGTGTCGCGGTCATGCGCCAGCCATACCGCCGCCGTCATCCGCCATCCGCAGTCAATCCCGAAGATGCGCGGCCAGTGGTCGGGGATGCTTTTCAACGGTTTGATGACAAACTCGGACTCATCCACCGGGTAAATCCTCCCAGCGCCAGCAACGGCCTCGCCGTTCATGCGCGCCTCTCGCAGATATGGCGGACAACCCGCCAGCATCTGCGCTTTCTCTTCTTCGGTCAGGTGCGGGACATCGTCCCACCGGCACTTCACCAGCATCTTGCTTGACCCGTCCTCTGCGGTTCGGCCAAATGACCGGACAACATCTGTTGGCCCGGACAACGGGGTAAACGTGAGCAGGATCATGCCGTTCACGGTTCGCCCTCGAAAAAGGCATTCCGTGTAGATGTCCATTGGTGGCTCTTCGTCGAGCCAGATCAGATCCTTTTCCGTGCCCTGAAATGACTCGCGACGCTGGTCGTAGCTCTTGAAACCGACCGTCGAATGACCGCCGGACTTGTGCTTGACCCGCACGAAGTCGCAAGCGTAGTTCGTGCCTTGCCTGAACTTGCCGTTGAACTGGCCCTGATCGTTCAGCATCGCGGCTCGCGGGATCATCCCGGTCCCCAGCGCGCCGATTCCGCCTTTCGCAACATCCCCGATCAGCTTGACCTGCGTGATGTCGCGGACCGTCTCTTTCGTGTCGCCAGCGACCCAGATATCAGTCGGTCGGTCGTACCGCCTGCCGACCCACCAATCCGGGTATTCGCCTGTTGCGTGAAGCGTGACCTCGTACGCCCCTACGCCTTCCGTCTTGCCAGTGCCGTTTCCGCCTTGCATGCAGCGTTCTCGGCATGTCGCTCCACCCTCAAAGACGCGCATGTGCTTTGGATACAACTCGCGCCGCAATGGCCCGATATCAGGGTAGAACCTGGCAATCTTGTTGAACCGTGCGCGCCTTTCCCGCTCGTCGATCAGCTCAAGGATTTCAATCCGCGGGTCACGCATGCACTCACCATGTCAATGCCGGGATTCCACCGGCTCCGGGGGCACTCCCCCTAGTATTCATCGCCATCACCGGCCAGTGACCAGATCCAGCGGCGTTGCGGTCAAGCGTGCACCGGCAAGCAACTGAGCCGCCGTTCCGTTTGACGCCTTCTGCGCCCAAGCAAGCGCCAAGGTGCCCGACGTGTTGAACTTGGCCGTGACAGTCGCATAACCGCGCGTGTGGTTTGCCGCCGTTGGGCTTACCGCCGTGTTGACCGCTGCGATATCCACAGCCGCAACAGCCGCTTGGTTTGCGGTGTACAGCGTGGCCACGCCGACAAAGTAGTCCGTTTGCGTGGTGCCAAGGGTTCCGCCAGTGAAATCAAACTGGAAACCTGGCGTTGCTCCCGTGGTGATAGGAAGTGTGACTTCGATCAGGTATGGGACACCGGCCAACAGTGTAACCACCAAATCGGGGTCTGCCGAAATTGTGGCGTTCGATAGGCGTGCCGTGGTTGCAGGCTTGACGGCATGCTCTGCCGCAAACGCGGCGCGCAGTGCCTGTTGTAAAACCGGCCAGCCCGCCTTGTTTGCCAGTTGAACGAATGAATCTCGTGTCTTGCTCATAAATACCTCTCAAAGTTGAGCCGCCGAAGCGGAGGCATAAAAACCGCCTTTCGGCGGTCGGGTGGAACGCTTGAATCAGGTCAGTTGTTGCTGCACGGGGAAAACGCAACGGATGCCGCCCCCGCCGTCAAGGGCTTTCCGATGGAGTACGTTGGGCCACCAGCCAGGACGATGCTGTTCGCGGTTGCCGACACTGCCGCAGCCGCCCCGCTCTCGTCCTTGGCCGT